AGCTACTACCCAAATTAATTCGGTAGCGCAACTATTGGCAATGCTCCGCCCTTACCAACAAACATCGGCTTTGGAATCTGCTATCAACCACAACCAAATACAGTTGGACAATGTAGAATTCCGCCAAAGTGATGTAGAGTACCGCTACAAGCTGATGAACCTACACATTTTGAACCTCAGTGATAAATTTGCCCTAACAGTAGCTTGCTTTGTGTTATTTTTTGTGGCAGCCCCCTTAGGAGCCTTTATTCACAAAGGGGGAATGGGAATGCCTTTGGTAGTGGCTATGATACTCTTCTTAGCCTATTATTTCATAGGAATGTTCGTGAAAAACGTAGCTGACTTGGTGGGGAATGACTATCTCAACAACTGGTTCGATGACCAATGGCTCTACTATGTGGAGTGCGATATAGCGTATTACTATGGCAAGGCACTCAGAGAGGGCGTATTTGACCAATCGGATATAGAACTAATGATAGAGATTGCGGCAGAGCAGATTAATCATATATACCCGAAGGTACTATTAAGTAAAATCAGAAGAGAGCTCAAATTTCAAAGCTAATGAACCAACTATATATGGAAGTACTGAGGCTGGATAACTTCCTACAAGCCTTAACAGCACAAGAGCGGATGATGATACACCAGTATCACGCCGGCTATAGGACAGATGTACCGATAGTGGTACTGACCATTTACGAATGGATACAGGAAAATAAGGATAAGTGGGACTCTCCCGATTTTAGATATAACCCAGAAAGGGTATTGGAATGGAAAAACAAGGAGTACGGGACTTGGGAACCCATAGAGACCCATAAATTATATAGAGCAAAAGTAGAACGATAATTTTAAAAACAGATAAAAAATGAAAGTTATTAAAGATTTAGCAGTAACGGTTACCTATACGGTAGAACTTGGAGGTGTAGAAGTCCCCGATAAGGTTTTTGAGCAGTTAGATAAAATGGCAAAATATGGAATTACTATTGGACTTGGCAATACTGATGAGTATGAAGAAGCCTTTGGATGGCTAATAGACAACATAAGGGAAGATGATGCCATGGATTGGGAATATGAGGTAGAAATAGACGAATAATAACAATTAAAAAAGATAATAAAATGAGTGTAGATTTATCACAGATGAGTGCTGAGGAGCGTGCAGCACTTATAGAACAGGCGAAAGAGTTAGACGCCAAAGAGAGACAAGAAAAACAAAAAGCCTACGAGGCAATGAAAGCCGATGCGATCATCAGCCTTATCACCGTAGCTAAGGACATCAATGAGCGGCTAACAGAGTTCAAACAACATTCTTTCGAAACGATGGACACCCTACATGAGTTGCTAAAGGAATACAGCGGGCGACATGCTGATGGCAAAGGTAACTTTAAGGTGGAGTTTGAAAACTTCAAGGTGGAGTACAACAAGCAGGGTAAAGGTTCTTATGACGAGCGAGCCACCGAGGCGGAGAAGTACATCTTTGACTTTATAGAAAGCCGTTACTCGGGGGACGAGGGTACTAAGGAGTTTATCCTTTCCTTATTGGAGCGCAAAAAGGGAGAACTTGACCCTGACAACATCCAGAAGCTCTACAAGTACGAGAGCAAGTTTGCCGACCCAAATTTTTCAAAGGCATGTGAGCTATTCCGTGAGAGTTATCAGTATAACCACTCCAAGGATTATATCCGCTTCTATGAAAAGGATAAGCACGGCAAGTGGCAGAATATATTGTTACAATTTTCAGCAATCTAATTCTCACAGCCCCCGAAGGGGGAACAAATATACCCTGCCCTTAGCGTGTCGTTGGTATTAAGGGGACGCCCATAAGAGACCCCCTAAGGCAGGGTTTTAAATAACCTTTAAAAACGATTTAAAATGAAAGAAAAACCAACACATTACTATTGCTTTTTTGGCAATGGAACGCAAACAAAAAATAAGTTACAAGCTGAATTTTCCGAATTTCTAAGAGGAATGGAAGGAGAATTATATCAAGCCGCTAATTTAGATGTAATAAAGAGATACATCATTGAAAAAGCCAAAGAGTTAAACAAAAAGTACCCCCGATGTAAGGCTTTAGATGTTTCTTTTGAACAATACTCAAAAGAGAATCACATTCACTATCTATGTGGTATTGAGTTTAATGCATTTCGACTAATACCTGCTTATCTTATTGAACTTGAAAACGATTTAAAATGATTAGCACACGACAACTAAAAATCCTACAAAGCCTCTTAGTAAGAAGGTTTAATGATAGAGAAGCCCGCTTGGCATTTCTCTCCTCCCTTGTATGCAGGGAGCTGGGTTCAAGCAAGGAGCTGACAGAAGACGAAGCCTTTAAAGTGTTAGACTGGCTGGGATATAACTATAGTAATGAGGCATACTTTGACAGTCATAGCACGCAACACCTTAGCATACTGGCTAAGTGCCACGAACTGGGATGGGTACATGTGGATAGCCCAAGGATCCCCGACCTTCAGCGATTAGGCAAGTGGCTACTTTCTAAAAAGTGTCCTGTACAAAAACCCCTCAAGGAAATGACGACTAAGGAAGTCAGTAAGGTAATAGGAGCCTTGGAGAAGATAATTGAGAAACAATATGAAAAAAGTAACAAACGACAGGTGACCAGTGACAAATGCCCCCACAAACATCAAGTGTTGCGCACGATAGGAGGGCATTGTACTGTAGTTGTAGAAGCTGTGTTTTGCCAAGATTGTGGAAAACAGCTCACAAAAACAAAAGTAGAAGTATAGATATGAAAATAGAACAATATCCAAGTTGGTTGGTTCCTGTAGGAATCGCTAAGAAACTTAAAAGAATAGGATTTGATATACCCTGCGAATTTTCCTTACCTTTACATCTGTATGGGGATTTTGATATAAGGGAATTAGAGTTTGACTTTGAAAAGGATAACCATAATGACTATATAGATAAATTATCTATACCCACTTGGACACAAGTCTTTGAGTGGTTCAGAAAAAAGGGATACATTCTCTGTGTAATAGAGTCTACTATTGATGTTGAGGCATACTTTTATAATAAAGAATACTTTTTAACAAGTATCCACATTAATTGTGAAACCTATGAAGAAACTCGTGAAAAACTTATATTAAAAATGATAGACACCTATTAAACAAATTAAAAAATGACCTATATAGTAACCATACGCAGTTGTGCCGTTGTGCTAAAGCTGACCTATAAAGGAGGAAAGTTCCAAAAGATGGAAGTCAAAAAAGGCACATTGGAGGGCGAGTACCTCAAGCAAATAGGGCTATTGGTTCCTCCATTAGAGAGTCTCATAGAAGAGTGGCAGGGCAATTGGGGAGATAGGGTAACCTACCGAGAGGAAGAGGCGAACCCTCCGAGCTTATACGCCTTGTTTTTGGACGAGTGGTTTGCTTTCTATAATAGATTGTTTGGGGTTGCTCCAAAATTTACAGGTGCAGACGGCAAAGCATTGAAACAAATTATCGCCTACCTAACAGGTAACTCTGCCGACGAGGAGGAAGCCCTCGCCACTTGGCAGTACCTGCTACAGAACTGGCAAAAGTTAGACGAGTTCCACCAAAGGAATACAGACTTAAAGTATATAAATTCCCAACTTAATAAGATTCTACAAAATGCAAAACGAGGTAATAGTAAGGCAAAATCAAGCGTTAGCAACGATTTCAAACGAAGAGTTTTTGAGGGTTTATTCGCCGAATAACTGCCTTATGCACAGTGTAACAATCAAGGGGGTAAGTGATGCCTTGAGTAGGCAAACCCTTAGCCTGGTGCAAATCAAAAAAGGCAAAGGAGAGACATTTCTAAGGAGCTATATTAGCCTGTGGCTGATCTACCTCAATGAGGTGCTAAACCTAAATAATCCCCTTACGGAGGCGCAGATAGAGCTTTGCACAGAGCAGATAATGGCAGATTATCATCACCTGAAGATATCGGAGTTATCGCTTATCTTCAAGAGAATTGTATCGGGCGAGTGCGGCGAGTTATATGAGCGTATCAGTATGCCTAAGATAATGAATATATTTCGGAAATATGACCAGGAGCGCACCGAGGTAGTGGTTACTCAAAACCAACAAGCCCACGAACAATTCCGCTATCAGGAGAATCGAACGGAGAGCTATTCCGATGACTTGGATAGGCTTTGTAAAAAGATGAGGAAGTTTTGATGTGTCATTTTTGTTTTTATTTGAACACCCGCTAAAATCCAATTTGGAAATAAGCGGATGTTTTTTTAATTTTGCAACTTAAAAGGGAATAAAATGGGAGCTACAACAAAACAACAACGACGATTTACATTGCTATTCTACAATCTTATCCGAGAGGAGTACTACAAGCTCTCGGAGCAAAAAAAATACACTCATAGCTATATAGTGGCTACACTTTCAGAGAAGTTCTTTCGCTCAGAGAGAACTATTGAAAACATTATCTTCAATAGGGTCTAATCTACTCCTACAAAAAACCTATTATCTTCGTCTTCCACCATTAAACGCACCTGAGTAGGTTCATAGTACTTCATGGCACTACTATCGTGCAATTTACATTCAAAAGTAACTTGGTATAGGTTCCCCGCGGTACCTGTATCCACTGGGGCGAAAGCTATACGACGCATAGAGCTATAGTTTCTGCCCGATGTGCCGTGAAAGTTACCAAAAAGGGCGTCTAAGCTCTTAGTGAATTCCAACGCCCCCTCTTGATTATAAGCCCCCTTGAAGGTATCTAAAAAGGTCTCATAATATAGGTAAAAATCAACTTGCAGGTCTACTATCTGTACCAGTTCGCCTATATCATTGATTTGAGCGGAGCGAAAGCCAATAAATACAGCGGGCGTACCAAAGGGATGTTCCTCGGCTAAGAAGCCTACTTGGTTATGCCAAAGGTCTATCCAGTGAATTTCGGGCATTTTCTCACTGATACGCTCAGCGAGTTCTATGTATAAGTCTTGCCAATGTTCCATTATTCAAAAGTTAAGTGTTTTTCTGCTTGTAGCATTTCCTCTATGATGAGTTTTTCCAATTGTTTGTCCAAGGTATAACTTTCCCCTATAAATTGCCTTTTAGGGATATGAATAGTAAGGGTTTCTTTCTCGGTCAGCGCCATCCACTTATAGCGACTATTCTGTGTCTTATAGTACATAGCCCAAAAGTATTTTCGCATTTTCTCAGTTACCCTTACGCTGATCGTCCCTCCCTCATTGTGTATAGCCGCATAGCTCAATTTTTCCCCTGCGGAAATCACTACCCTTTCGGGGGATTGTTCGGCTATACGCAGGCTATTCTTGAGCGTAAGCGACTGCTGTAGTGTTTTATGAGGAAACGCGTCTACACGCTTCACCCAAGGGATAAACGAAGCATCGGTAAATCCTTGTTTTATGAAAGATTGTAGAAAGAAAGCCCGCGCCTTTTGGGCGACCTTTGGTGATATGTTTTTAAATAGCTCCCGTGCTATATCCTCAAAGTTTGGTGTCTGAAAATTTGCCATAAATAGAATTTAAATCATTTTTATTTGCTTTTTAAAAAATGTTTTTGTACTTTTGCGGTGTCTAATAAGTGATTATTAGACCGCGACGCGGAGAAATCCAAGTCGCTCCCATTAGAGCCTTAGCAGTGATGTTAAGGCTCTATTGCTTTTAGACGGGTAGTTACTTTATCAAAATCAGTCATTAGTTCTTTAATTGTAAAAGAGATAGCCTTATTTCCATAGATAAAAAATACTTCTTTTAACCATTCTCTATTGTTATAGCTTAAAATTTTCCCTTTTAAGCTTCTTACAACTCCAATAGCCTCCCAATTTTTGAAGTCAGAAAGGTCAAAAACAACAATTTCTGCTCCTTGCTCTTTTGCTTTTCCTAAGTTGCTTTTTACACTTGTATAAGAACTTGTTTCTTTCCTATCGGCAATTTTACTATTTATCTCATATTCGGGGTTCTTATGATTTTGTATTTCTAAATGCGGGCGTATATTCATACTTACGCCCAAGTTATCGGCAATAACAATAGCGCTTTTAAGGTTTTTAGCAAGGTCGCTTTCGTCGGCAAAGGGGCTTACTTTTACCACAGCCCCATTTTTAGCCTCATAGACTTCTGTATAGGGTGCGCTTAGTTTGCTTAGTTCAAAGGCTTTTTTGGTGTCGTTGTTGGCATCTAAGGCGAGGGCAAAGTAAGGGTGAGGTTTGCCCTGGTTTGTACTATCCTCTTTGAACACTTGCCCACTAATGGCTACATTACCACGAAACTCTTTAGGGAAGTCTTTTTCACTAAGGCTACTAAGGG